CGAAACTGATGTGGCCATGCAAGGGCTCATGCTCGACCGCAAGCACTCGATCGCTCTCTACACGTCTCGAGCTGGTATGGCTGTGGGACCGCCTGGCCCAACACCTGATGTCTTCGATACAATTATTGCTTCTGCTTCTGATGAATTTACTCCTCTTACTGTAGGGGGACCTAAAACTACCTTTCGTGCGCCTTACCCATTCGATATGACGGAAGGTTTTGTACGTGCAAGTTTAACTATTGCATGTATTGGGGTTGATTTAATTATAGACATTACAATGAATGGAACGACTATATTTAGTACTCCCATTCATATTGCATCTGGATCTCGTACTTCAGTAGGAGCTCCTATGCAATCAGTAATTGCAATTCCAGGTAATATGATTCCTGATGATGCCGAATTTCTAGTATATGTAACACAAGTGGGCTCTTCTTTTCCTGGCGCTGGATTGAAAGTTGCACTAACTGGTAAAAAGGCAGTAGTGTAATGGCTGCTATTTATATGTGGATTGTAAATGAAGAGGTTATTGTCACAACAACCCCATATCCACTTGAAAACACTGAAGGTAGTAATTTTTCGGTCAATTTAGCAGTAGGTATTTTAAGAGAAATTCATAATACTAATTTTGGGTTTACAACAGTAGCATTGCAGAGTGAAATGACTACTGTTTTAAATGAACGCACTGCAAACCCTTCGGAATTTAGTTTCACAACAGTAGCCATAGAAAGTGAAATGACTACTATTTTAAATGAAAGAACAGCAGATCCATCAGAGTTTAGTTTCGAGATCTTACCTTTAGATGGAGTTATGGAAACACAATTAGTTACTATAGAGGCTCCTCCAAGAGGTGCAGAATTTAGTGTTATTTTAGGTAACTGTACAATGGATGCGGTGTAAGGAAATACTATGAGTCAAATACTTTCAGCAAATACAGAAATTCCTAATATTATTCGTGGACCAAATATAGGAATTAAAGGAGAAATACGGGCTATATTACGTAATCCGGATGGATCTATTGCTCAAGATAATGGATGGCAACCAAACAGAATTCTAAATCAAGGTTTAACTAGAATGGGAGACACAGCCTCCTGGGGCAATAACGGAAATGTTGGAAGTAGTAGTGCTGCAATAGTTGATACTCAAACAGGGTGTCAAAGTTATTTAGGTAACACATTTGGTTCTACTTTTATTGAAAGAACTGACCCTGCAGTAGCACCTAATTATGAAGCGTACCATATTGCAAGATGGCGATTTAATGCTGGAGTAGCTACAGGCACTATAAGAGAATTCGGAATTGGAACGTCAACAAATAATAGTTGTAGTACAAGAGTTCTTGTATCTCCTGCAATGACAAAAAGCGCAAGTCAGGTTCTTGATATTTATTATAAAATGACAATGTATCCTGATCTTGCTACGTATACTGGTACGATTGATATTGTTGAGGACGGTGTCGCAGTACCTTATAACGTTATTAGTCGAGGACAAGTATATCACCAAGGGTCTAAGACTATCTTTAACGTAATAATGGGAGCTCTTTCTGGAGGTAGTTCTCCTAGATTTATGGATGGAAATCTTGGGGCAGGCTTAACAGGGTACCCATCTGGCACAACTGCTGGAGGATACCCTAATTACTTGACTTATGGTTATATTGGAGCTTCTCCTTATGGCACAGTTACTCGGGTTGGTGATACTGCTTATAAAGATGTTTATTTAGCTGCCAATTTAGATACAGGAAATATTTCTTCTGGTTTAGGTATTAGAAGTGCTTTTATGGACTTTGATATAGGTTATGCTTGGGGAGTTCAATACAACCGAGTAAGTGACGACGGACGTATTCAAAAGAATAATACAAGAATAATTCAACTTAACTTTAGACATTCCTGGACAAGATTGTGAAACATAACATTAAAGTTGGGATAAAAGGCTTATTTCAATTAGAAGCCTTTAAGCCTATCCTGAATGATGCTGGAGAAATCATTGGGGAAGTTGAAAATTCTCGTAGAGAAATAATGCCCTGGTCACCTAATATGCTATTGACTAGTGGTAAAAATAGAATGGGCTCTCATTCTGATTGGCTTAATGCATGCCAAGTAGGTGATGATGGTACTTTACCTACTGTAAATGATACAGGTTTGCTGGGTTATATGGTAGGAACCTCTAATATTCAAGATACCATTGTCGGAGCTCAAGGTAGTTATCCTTGGTATGGGTTCAAACGCAAACGTTTTCGCTTTGCTTTAGGTGCTGTTGTCGGAAACATTGCAGAAGTAGGGGTTGGATGGTCTACTGCTAATGGCCCAAATTTAGTATCACGTACCTTAATTGTTAATATTTTTGGAGATCCGACAGTTGCTACGATTCTGGCAGATGAAATATTAGATGTAAATTATGAATTCCGCTATTACCCACCTTTAGTAGATTCTATAGGTATGGTAACTTTAAATGGTGTTGATTACAATTATAAAATTCGAGCTTCTGAAGTAAGTAATTCAATAGCCTGGGGTCTATATATTGGAGAAGATATTGGTGTAAAAGGTAGTTTAGTTGCTGATTGGCAAGCTTACAATGGAACTATAGGTGCTATTACTTTGGCGCCTAATGGTGTTGCAGCGCCTATTAATGAGACATCTTGGGGAGCTCAAGTTTACTCAAACAATAGTTTCCAAAGAGTCTTATATTGTCAATGTGGTCCAACAGGTTGGAATGCTCCAGGAGGTATACGAAGTATTCGTATAAAAACTTCTGCAGGATATTATCAAACAGAGTTTGGTTCTATTGCGACTGACGCTCCTATTCCAAAAAACAGTAGTTTTACTATGTATATGGAATGGATTATCAGCTGGGTTACTGCTACTCCTATTTTTAGTGGAACAATTGGCAATCAATCATGGACAATAGGTGTAGATCCTAGTTTCGATACTTCTACTTTCTTTTCTGGTGCTCCTGATCCTATCACTTACTCCTTGTATAATGGGATATTACCTACAGGTACTTCCTTAAACAGCAGTACAGGTGTAATAGAGGGTACTCCAACAACTAGTGAAAGTGGGGTAATAACAATTCAATGTGCTAATGCAGTAGGTGAAGCCGTATCAAATGAATTTTCTTGGAGCGTGAGTTAATGGCGAGTCCACAAGATAAAATGTCAAGTATTCCAGTAGCAAATACTTATCTTGATCCTGATGGATATACTCGTACTTTATTAGAAGATTGGGAAGCTGGCCCTATTGCTCTTTTAGATGTAAGTGCAGGCCTTTTTTATCAAGATTGGCATTTAACATGGAGTTTTGCTACAAATAATTTTACTGTTACCCCTTTTCGTACAGGATTTCCTGTAGAAGTATTGTTTGCTGTGCCCAATGTTACACAATGTTCCTTAGCTTTTGATAAAAATGGCCATGTAAATATCGCATATACTTCTAATGGTTTACCTTATTTGTATTGGTATGACACGGTAGCAGGAGAGTGGTTAACCACAGCGCTTCCTTTAAATGTGAATTGTCCTACCTTAACCTTAGATGATAAGAGATCAATGGAAAGTGCTAATAATGATATTATTCTTTGGTGGACAGAGCTTCAAGAAGATGGACAGAGTATTTTGTATAGAGCTCTACAAAGAGACCGATTTGACCCATTAGTACCAAAATTTATGCAAACTGGTTTACCGAAAAATATCTTTAAGTGCGGAATGCATGAAGGATTACGTGTACAATTATCATTAAGTAATAGTAGTTGACTGAGAATAATATGGAAGATCAGAACTCAATCAAAGAAATGGACATCAAATATGAAGCTCCTCCAAAACTTACTGATTGGAAGAATGAGCCTCGTATTGAAGATCTAAAGGCAGATCTCCAGGAAGCGGAACAACATCATCAAGCCCACGTCAACGACGTCAATGGTTGGCTGGACAATATGCATGTTCGTGGCGCGGCAGCTCGCCCAAAAATCAAAGGACGTTCCACAGTTGTACCTAAGTTGATTAGAAAACAAGCTGAATGGCGCTATGCCGCCTTGTCAGAAGCGTTTCTAGCTAATGAAAACATCTTCGATACAGATCCAGTTACCTGGGAAGACACATTGGCAGCACGCCAGAATGGTTTGATCCTCAATCATCAATTCAACCACCTACTTGACAAAACAGCATTCATCGACGAATACGTACGTACCGCGGTAGACGAAGGTACGGTCATTATTCGAGTAGGCTGGAAGTCCATCGAAGGTGAAGTTGAAGAGCCCAATCTGGTGGCAGAGCCGGCTGATCCTTTCCTGGTTCCGATCCTGCAGCAGGCAATTACCATGCTTCTGCAAAATTCTCAAGGGCTTCAGGAGCTCCCACCCGATCTCGCACGCCATATCCAGGCCTCAATGGAAGCTGGGCAGCCGATGCAGGTCGTGCAGAAGGGTATGAAGAAGGTCAAGAAGGAAATCGTGAACCAGCCTACGGTTGATGTCTGCGATTTCGAAGCAGTAATCCTGGATCCAACATGCAAAGGCCAGGTCAAGAATGCTGAATTCGTCATTTATAAGTTCGAGACTAACCTCTCTGAACTGAGAAAAACAAATCTCTACAAAAATCTTGAGTATGTGCAAGTCGACAAGACTGCCATCCAGAACGATCCGGATGCGTTGGAGAAAGAAGATACAACATCTTTCAATTTTAAAGACCCAGCCCGCAAGAAATTCGTCGCATACGAATATTGGGGTTATTGGGATATTGATGGCAGTGGGGAAACTAAACCATTTGTGGCTACATGGGCTGGGGACACCCTCATCCGTATGGAAGAATCGCCCTTCCCGGATGAGGGTCTGCCTTTTATCTCTGTGCAGTACCTGCCAAAACGCAAGAATGTGTATGGAGAACCGGATGGAGCTCTCCTTGAAGACAACCAGAGGATTGTAGGTGCTGCAACTCGTGGCATCCTTGACATTCTTGGTCGTTCAGCGGCTGGTCAAACGGGTGTCCGAAAGGACGCGCTCGATGTAACCAACCAGCGCAAGTTCGATGCCGGCCGAGATTACCAATTCAATGCTCACATTGACCCGGGTTCTGCCTTTTTCACTCACACATTTCCGGAAATCCCGGTCTCTGCACAGTGGATTCTGGAGCTTCAGAACAACGAAGCTGAGTCTATGACTGGTGTACGTGCTTTTGCCAATACAGGCGTCTCTGGAGAAGGTCTGGGACGTTCTGCTACCGCGGCGCGTAGTGCTTTAGACGCAGCAAGTAAGCGTGAAATTGGGATTCTTCGTCGCCTGGGCAACGGAATGATTGAAATCGGACGAAAGATCATGGCAATGAATGCCGTCTTTCTATCTGAGGAAGAAATTGTCCGAGTTACCAATGATGAATTCGTAACAATCAAGCGTGATGACCTGGCCGGCCGTGTTGACATCAAATTACTGATCTCCACCGCGGAAACAGACAACGCAAAGGCTCAAGAACTGGCCTTCATGCTGCAAACTAACGGTCCGAACGGCGATCCAGGCGAAACTCGTATGATTCGAGCTGAGATTGCACGTCTGCGCAAAATGCCTGACTTGGCCAAGCGTATTGAGACCTACAAGCCAGAGCCAGATCCAGTTCAACAGGAACTTGTGCGGCTTGAAGTGGAGATCAAGAAGGCTGAATTGGCTAAGCTCCAGTCTGAAGCAACAGAGAACAACGCTGAAGCAGAGCTTGACAAAGCAAAAGCACGTCAGGCACACTCCGAGTCTGATATTACCGATCTTGAATTCGTGGAACAGGAATCGGGTGTTAAACAAGAACGGGAGAAGGAACTCCTGGGAGCCCAAGCACAGGGCAATGCAGCAAGGGACATGGTTAAAGCGTTACTTGAAGGTGGCAATACGCAATCGGGCGCACCCACCTAATCTCAGCAACGGGGATCTGTAATGAGCGAAGTAGAACAACAACTAGACAGCGTTGAGCTGTCTATTGGTGCAGCAAAGAAATTGATCGAGCGCAGTGAAGCGCTCTTTCGGCTAGAGAAGAACAAGGACTTCCAGTTCTTGTTTCTTGAAGGCCTGATGAAGGAAGATGCAATCAAGCAAGTAATGCTTCTTGCAGCTCCCGGCCTTAAAGCTCCTGGAGATGGAGCCAAGGTGGCTAAAGCTGGAATTCAAGCCAGGGTGGATATGATCGGCGAGCTTTACAACTGGTGTCGTTGGACACACATGGAAGCCGAGAGTGCACGAAACGCTCTGGCCGAGCACGAGGAGACTCGTGTTGAGCTGTTGAAAGAACAGCTTGAGGAGGTCTAGTCATGACGACGGCTCTCCAAAACGAAGAGGCTCTCGATTTGGGGGGCCTTACTGACGAACAGATTGCAACGATGTCACCGGATCAGGTCGAAAAGTATCTGGCGATAGCGATGAAGCAAGACCAGGCCGAGGAAGGTGAGTCGGCCAATGATGCACCAGAGCCTGATAGAGATCAGGATGATGCCCAGTCTGCGACAGCGGATGAGGAAGAGGACACTGAGTCAGACGAAACGGATGGTGCCGTCTCTGATTTCCAATCCTTGGATCCATACGGTGGTGTGGCAGGTAGTACCTCCGACGTTCAGTCTTCGGATACTGGCACTGGGAAAGCAGCCGCTCAAAGCAGTGAAGATCACCAATCTTCACAGGCAGAAGGTGAAGCAGACTCAACCAGCGAAGCAGACTGGAAGACGAAGTATGAAGCGACCAAAGTTGAACTGGACTCAGTCCTAGGCAGCTTTAAGGCTTCGGGGCGCACCGTCAAAGTTGAAAGCCCTGATGATGCGCGTCGTTTAATGCAAATGGGTTATGACTACACCAACAAGATGCGGGAAATGAAACCGCATCTGAAACTCCTCAAGACCCTGGAGCATAACGACCTTCTCGACCCCGAGAAGATTAACTTTGCGATTGACCTCATGAAAGGAAACAAAGAGGCCATCAAGAAGTTCCTCCAGGACAAGGAGATCGATCCAGTTGAATTGGATCTGGAGGACGGTACAAGCTACAAGCCCACTGACCATAGCACAAGTGATCAGCAGCTGGCTCTGGATGAAGTTCTCGATTCTATCAGAGAAACCGAGGCCTTCCCACGCACAGCAAGAGTGATCACTAAAGAATGGGACAAGGCAAGTCAGCAAGTACTGATGGGCAATCCGCGGATTATTGCGATCATCAATGACCATGTAACAAAAGGGTACTTTGATCGGATCGCTGCCAAGGTTCAGTACGAACGAAGCCTTGGAAGACTCGCGGGCCTGTCTGACCTGGATGCGTACAAAGCAATCGGGGATGCAATGCAAGTGCAAGGAGCCTTCGCTCCCGCTGCACGGAGCACCACTCCCGCAGCTGAGACCGGCCAGGGACCCAGCCAGGATTCGAAAGGATCAGATGACTCTGTAAAGGGTCGTAAGCGAGCTGCAAGTCCCACGAAGGGAGGCGCCGGCGCAGGGAATGCACCGTCCAAGAATTTCCTTAAAGATTTTACTGATGAGGAAATTGAGAAGATGGGGCAAAACCTGTAATTTTTTAACAATTCAGGACAAGGAGGCCCAAAATGGCACTTGAATCCCCACAAATCTACGGAAACGGCTCGAATTCGACCGTTGGTCCGCAGATCCGTACCGACTACTTCGAGCGTAAAGCGCTCGTAGAAGCCGTCAAAGAGTCCTACTTTGGCCAGTTGGCTGACGTGATCTCAATGCCCAAAAATATGGGCAAGACGATCAAGCGTTACCACTACTTGCCGATCCTGGACGATCGCAATATCGACGACCAGGGTATCGATGCCTCAGGTGTAAGCCTGGTTGCTGATTTCGTGGCAAACGTCACGCTCGTCAAGCAGGTGATTGAAGTTCAGGCACCGGCTACAGAGGGTGGGTTGTCTTACTACTTCGACGGCGTGGCAACAGGCGCAACTGCAGTTGCTGCACAGGGTGTAGCTGATGACATCGCCGAAAAGAAGGTGTGGTCATGGGCGATCCAGGAGGGCTTCATTGACCCTGCTGTCCAGCTGACTTATGCCTCGGCAGTGACCTACCTAACTGGTCTTGCTGATCCGTGGGTTGTGACTGTTCACAACACTGGTGATGAATACACCAACTACGGCAACCTGTACGGTTCTTCAAAGGACGTTGGTACCATCCAGAGCAAGATTCCCGCTCTGTCTGAAACTGGCGGACGTGTGAACCGTGTCGGTATGACTCGTATCGAGTTGGAAGGAACTCTCGAGAAGTTCGGCTTCTTCGAAGAGTACACTCGTGACTCGTTGGACTTCGACTCTGACGCTGATCTGTTGATGCACATCACAGGTGAGTGTGTGAAGGCGGCCAACGAAATCACGGAAGACCAACTGCAAATCGACCTGCTGAACGCTGCAGGTGTAGTTCGCTACGCAGGTAATGCTACTTCGACTGCAACGCTTGGTGGTTCTACTGCTGCCGGCAATACGGAAGACGTGGTTGTGTACGACGACCTGGTGAAGTTAGCCATTGAGCTGGACAACAACCGTACACCGAAGAGTACTCGTCTCATCACGGGCTCTCGTATGGTGGACACGAAGGTGGTGAATGCGGCTCGTTACGCGTACATCGGTTCTGAACTGCAGCCGGCGCTGATGCGTATGACTGACTACCACGGTGCCAGGGCGTTCATCCCGGTCGCACAGTATGGCGAAGCCGGAACGATCGCTCGTGGTGAGTTCGGTGCCGTTAGCGATTTCCGCTTCATCGTCGCTCCCGAGATGATGCATTGGGAAGGTGCTGGTGCGGCTGTTGGCAACACTGCAGACGAAGTGACGATGTGGAGTTCAAACCCAACTGGTGCAACCAACAACGTGAACGTCTACCCGATCCTTGTGGTTGGTGATGGCTCATTCACAACTGTCGGTTTCCAGACGGACGGCAAGTCAACCAAGTTTAGCATCAAGCATGCGAAGCCTGGCTCCGACATCAGCTACGGTCGTGACGATCCGTACGGTGAAATCGGGTTCTACTCAATCAAGTGGTTCTACGGCTTCATGCTGTTGCGCAGTGAACGTATTGCGCTGCTGAAGACGGTAGCAACTCTCTAATAGAGAGTGGGTAACGGAGACCCCGGCCTAGCCGGGGTTCTCCCTTCTATAGGTGGATATAGGGATTAGAACGGGAGCTCGATATGGACAAAGACGTCCTCCCATCAATCCCCGCCTTAATACTGTAACAGACAAGAGGAAGCGATCATGGCAAGAGAACAAACCGCGGTTCGTGAACAAGCTAATACCCTGGGCATCAAGTACCACCACAATGCATCTGATGAAACGATCCAAAAGCTGATCGATTCCCAGAGCACTGCAAACGAACTCCCAGAGGGGGTTCTACCCCGGGATAAATGCCAGCCAATGGATCAAGAAACCTTCAGTCGTAAGTACGGTCGAAAGGGTCTTGATCGCAAGGAAGTCGCACAATTGATCCGTTGCCGGATCCAGTGCATGAATCCAGCCAAAAAGGATTGGCCTGGAGAGATCTTTTCCGTTGGCTCAGCCAAATTGGGAACTTTCAAGAAATTCGTTCCGTTCAACTCACCGGAGCCCTATCATCTGCCAAGGATCATTTACGACATGCTCGTGGAGAAAAAGTGCACAGTGTTTCACACTGTTACCGATACCCGCGGCAACAAGATTCGTAAGGGCCGTCTGGTAAATGAATTCGCTATTGAAGTACTGCCTCCGTTAACGAAGGAAGAACTCTCCGACCTGGCACGCCAGCAGGCTCTCAAAGCGGGACAGCAATAAGGTAATCTACAATGCCACTAGCTCTCGACACACCACAGACTTACCCAACGTACACAAACAAGGCCATTGATGAGGGTATTTTTGATCAGCT